GTGAGGAAGATTCTCCTAAAGAGGAAGATGCTGAGAGTTACTTTGAGCGTCTTTCAAAAGAAGAGGATTGATAATTAAATAATGTGGTTTGTAAAAAAAGAGTCGAAAGGCTCTTTTTTTATTTATTATACTGATGGTGAAGTATCTTGTGAATCTGATTCTCTAAAAATAGCTTCATTATTAATACTACTACCAGCAGTTTCACTTGTTATTTCTGTGGAATTATTTACGCCACTTCCACCACCACCCGAACCAGTCTTTGCTGCAATTACTTGTAATATTCCATAAATTTCTTTAAATCCAACTCCATCATCACTAGATGCAACTAAATCTGGTTTTTTTTCTGCTGATCCTACTGCAGATGCACCAACAGCAACTTCACTTAGTTTTGGAATAGCAGCAGCTTCTTTTATTTTCTTTTGGGAACTTTCTGAGAAATTTTTTGATACACTATCTGCTTGTTTTTGTGATATAATACCTTCTTTAACATAATCTTTTAATTTTGCAGCAATATCTGTAACAGCTTCATCTTGGTTATTATACCCAGCTTCTTCCATATTTTTTGTGTTTAATGCATCTTCTGATATACTTTTTATAAACTCTGGAGTATTTTTTGCAGCCCAGTCTTTGGCTTTATCGCTATATTCTTTTACACTCTTTTTATTTTTACTTTCTTCTGATTCACTAATACCAGTCATTTCGCCAATTCCAGACACTAATTCTCCTGCTCCTGTTGGTGTAAATGTTGTAGCAAGTTGTTCTAAATTAGATAGTGTTCCTCTATTTTCAGTTCCTCCACCATATGCTTCTGGATCTATTCCTACTGATTGAGCAACCATGTCTACTATTTTTGGTTTCATTACTTCTGACATAATAACCGAGCCAGCGGCACCAACTGCTGCACCAGCTGGGCCAGCCACCATTGCTCCAGTAACCGCACCTCCAGCTGCTGTTGCTAATAATTCTGCTGCGTTATCTAAAGCTCCATTTTTTTGTTGAGCAACCATTCCTCTTCTTGGACCAGACTGGATTACTTCTCCTGCATTTGCACCATCTGTTTTAGCAGATTCTCCTCCCGTCATACCCAAACCCTTTTTTAATCCATATTCTGTTCCAAGTTCAACAACCACACCAACACCAGCAGTTTTAAGAACATTTGCTATATTTTTGACGTTTAATACAGATTTTATAGCTTTTGGATCTAATGCTTTTTTTGCAAATTCTTTTATAGATCCAGATGTGGTTTTTTTTTCTATTGCTTCTGCTGTTTTTTGTTCAACTTTTTGAACTGCTTTATTGTCAACAATTTCTCCAGCTTCGTTAATTGTTTTTGATGCATTACCATCACCTGGCTGATTTAATTTATCCGGTTTAGGATCAGCCGCTTTTGTTAAATCGGGTTTTCCAACTACTTCGGGGGTAGGTTTTGGAGTAACAGTAGTTGGTTTAGCACTGGTTGGTTTGGCTGTGGGTATTTTTTTAGTTTGGGATGCTGCTTGTTTTGCTAAACTCCTTCCAAGCATCATTCCACCAAATTCTTTTGGGTGTGTAATTGCCTGATAAATACCATTTAATATTAATACAGCACCAAGTATTTTGGATATATTTCCAAACATTGTTAAAAAGTTACTACTATTAGAATCTTTTTGTTTTTCCTTTCCACCTCCACCCTTTAACTTTTTAAGAGCATCTAATAATTCTTTATGCTGTCTTTCTTGTTCGTCATCTTCTTCTGTTTTTGTTTCTTGTTCTAAACCACTAACTTCTTTAGCATCATCTGCTTCTTTTGCAACCAAATCATTATTATATTTTAATAATTTTGTTGTTTCGTTTAAACTCTTAGATATTTGATCTAAATTAGCAAATACTTTATTTTGTTTTAATAATTCTATTAAATTTATAGATTCTTCATTAGATTTTTTTGATGAATCTTCTTTTTCATCTTTAGAACTTTTTGGCGTTTTTAATGAAAATAAACTTTTAGAAAATATATCAAATATATTTTGATAACTAACACCATTAGTTTTTTCTGATGGCAAAGACTTTTTCTCTACGGAATTTGGGTTAGTGTTTTCTGGTAATTTATCTGGCATTTTATTTTATCTTTGTATCTTTGTGTCTTTAATGTGTTTAGAAATTAGTGAAATATATATTGATTTTTCCCAAGGAATCATGTTTTCTATTTCACTTAAAGAAAAGTTATGTTCTTTAACCATTAAAAATGCAGTTTGATAAAAATTATGTAGATTATCACCAGAAAACCCTAGCCGAAAAAATCCATGAACGTATCCAACCTCACCTTCACTGATTGTTTTGTATAAGGAGAAGTTACTTCGCCATCATACATTATTTTTGGTGTTGATTCATAAAATTTATTTATTTTTTCAAAGGCTTCTTGTGGCAATCCTTCAACAAATTCTTCCAATTCTTTTTGTGAATAGTCACTTACATTATAAGAATTTTCTTTATCATAAACTGATTCTATACAATTTGTTATAATACTAAATATTTTTTTAATATTATCAGATTCTAAAGATGCAATCTGAATAGCTTTAAATGTAGGATATTTCATCTTTATACCAAGATTTTCTGATATTTTAATATCAGATTGATTGTTTTCGGATTTAACCACTACAATTTTAGATAGATCTAAATCAACATCAAAATATTTTTCTGTTTCTGGACATTTTACTCTTACCGAAATCAGTTCACCTAAAGACTTTTCTCGTATTTTTAAAAACAAATATTCAATATCAAAACAAGGCATCTTATCAATATTAATATTTTTTGTTTTTACACAATTTTCTAAAATAGTGTAAATTGAGTCACTTATTTGTTTTTTATTTTCAGAGACTAAAGCTATAAGTAATAACTTATGTTCTTTTACAAGAAACGGTCTAATTTCAATCTTCTTTTTATCGGATATCAATTCAACTTCATATATTGGGACTTCATATTTTGGTAGTGGCATAATATTAACCTTTCATTATAATATTAACTTACAGAAAATTCAGCAAAAGACATAACAATAGTACTAGTAACATACGCATCTCTAGCATTCATATCTAGGGATGATAATTTTGCACTAATTGGATAACAATCAATAAAACTAATCTTATAAACTTCTGTATCCATTGTGTCTTCACATGTTATAGTCATATCAGACACTATATCTGAAAAATACGGTATTTTATAAGTTCTTGCTTTGTGATCACGAATTATAACTGTATCTAACCATTTTAATACATCTAGATACGGACCAGTCATTTCTTCATTTTCTCTAAAAACCATTGATATACTATTTGCACCGTAATTTGCTGCATAAGGTATAAGAGTCGGTGTTTTATTGTCAAATTGTGCAGGAAAAGTATTAATACCACTATCAGGTAGATCTACAGATTCTATTGTATACCTTACATTTGCTAATTTTGGTATTTTTAAACTAAAACGATTAGATCGTAATGGCGTTTGTTTCATTAACTGGGCTAAATCACTAAATTTAGGAATCATTTAATTACTTTCTTTATTGCTGTTTTAATTACTTGCACTATATATTGCATTGGATTTTTAATAGCTTTTTCGCGTTCCTTTACCATAGTATATATTTTATTTTTATTAATGTTCTTAAAAGAATTTCTTGTGGTATACATAAGTTTAACACAATCCTCAAATTTGGATATTATACGAACAGTACCTTTAATATCTTTTGCTTCGTATATTTCAAAGGCTCCGCACGCCAATCTTGCAACAGAACCACGTAATATCTTGTTAATTTGTAATTTCATATCCTTTTCCATAGATCCCATTAAAACTTTAATAAATTTCTTTTTATCTCTCATTGGAATAAGGTTTAAATTTACACCAAACATTTTTGATCCTATTAGACGTATACCCAAAACAAGAGGCAAAGAGTCATAATATCCTGTTCCTGCCTTTTTTTGTTTAAATGTCACTATTTTTCCCGGAAATTGTCTTTTAAAGTTTTTATCAACTGTCATTTAAATAGTTCTTTTTCTGTTAATATTTTAAATTCCCAGTTTTTTTGTTTAGCGTATTGTTTAGCTTCTGTCCATTTAGATTGGTTTTTTTCCCATTCTAAAACTTCATTTATATACTTTTTAGTATTTTTTCGTTTTATTGGCTCTATAGTCTGTTTGTAAGGTTTTATTTCTATTAAATATGTTTTAAGTTTTCCACTAGATTCTTGTAATTGCATAACGAAATCTACATAGTATTTATGAACTTTTTTATCTACATTATAATAATATGGTATTGTTATCTCTTCGGATGCCCATTTTATTACCGCAAGATTGGTGTCACAGAATATCATAAACTTTCGTTCCCACAAAGATCTATAGGTAATACTATTAATATCTCCTATATACTTGTGTGGATTTTTTGGTTTATATGATCCTCGATATCCTCTAGACATATAAGGTATTTATAACAATTATGGCAGTAAAATTAACAGCAATTTCAAATGGTGGTGGGGGTAGTTTTGATGGTGGATACACTATTTTAACATTAGAATCGGGTGGAATGTATGTTTTGCCAATTCCAAAAGGCGTAACTGATCTTTTTGATAACGCTTGGGATACTGCTAGTTTTACAACTTCTGTTGGAAAAATGGCAGCAAATTTGACAAGTAAAGACTTGGCAGATGCTTCAGCTGGCGCAGCATTATCTGCAGGAAAAACTTTTACCCAATTTATAGGAGGTATAGGAGTAGATATTTTACAAGCAGGCTCAACCGAGGAAGGAATAAATGCATTATCAATCTTTAATAAAACAATAATTAATCCAATGTCAATGTTAATGTATAAAACACCGGTTATAAGACAATTACAATTTACTTGGGCAATGACTCCTGGTTCTTCGGCTGATGCTGCTGCAATGTATGATTTAATAAAAGAATTAAGATTATCTGCTTATCCCGATACTGCACCAGGAAAATTAATATATCCAAAAAGAGTTGAAATTAAAATTCAATCCGTAACAGGAAAAATTTTATTACAAACACTTCCTCTAGCAGGTAATGATGGTGGTGGATCTGCTTTATCTTCTATACAAGTCAATTATGATACTGAAGGATCTCCCTATATGCACAATGATGGTTATCCTGTAACAACCACCCTAACTCTTGGAATACAAGAAACAAGAATGCTTACAAAAACAGATATTGCAACAATGTATCCATAACCTATAATGTACAAAAATTACCCAACAACAGAATATAATTCACAAACTGTCTCTAATATTTTAATTAGAACAAATTTAATAAATAATTTAAATAATTCTTATTTTTTTGAAAATTATACTATTAAAGATTCTGATACTCCAGAGAGTCTAAGTAAAGACGTTTACGATGACACAAAATATTCATACATTATACTCACTATTAACAAAATGTTTAATCGATTTTTTGATTGGCCTTTGCCTGGCATTGAATTTCAAAATTACGTAGAAAATAAATATAATTATTCTAGTATTTTTCTAGCAGAATCAGAAATAACATTTCCATTATCTAGCGTAAATAAAATTCAAAAATCTAATAACTCAATATTTTATGTTCAATCTTTGGATCGAAATTTAAATGTATTAAATTTAAAAATCAAAATTTCAGAATCTAGTTTAACATCAGGAATGTTTGTTACTTTATTAGATAAACAAAATAATATAATTAAAAATAATGTTACTTTAGGAAGGTGTGTTTATGAAGGAGCAAATTCTTTATATAATTTTTCAGAAAATGGAAAAATATTAGATGCAAGAAATTCAAATTTTAATTATTTATCTGCTTACATAGCATCATCTGAAGCCGTCAATAGTATTATTACAACAAATTATAAAAATGAAGAAACCCTGAACAATAATAAAAGAAACATTGTTATATTAAAAAATAGATTTTTAGGTGAATATTTATCATTAAATAGAAATATATTAGATATCAAGGCAAATATTAATGAATGAGATGTTAAATCCAGGAAAACCCGCTAAGATTATAATAACGCCTGCTAGTGGTGGGGGTGGTGGCGATTACAGTGGAATGATGCGTGAAATGAATTTGTATGAAAATATATTTGATAATTATCTATCAGGAAATATAACTATTGCTGATACACCTGCTACACGATTAGTGCAAAAAAAAATATTAAGTGCTGGTGATAAAATTAATATTTCTTTTGCTGGGAAAGATGGTAGTGGTGGAGCAGAAAAAGAAATTAATGTGAATTTGAGAGTTTATAAAATTGAAACTTCTGTTCCACTAAGTCAAACTCTGCAACTAATAAAACTTTATTTTAGTTCTACTGAATTTTTAAAAAATAAAGTTGTTTCTATATCTAAAAAATATGAAGGTAAAATTTCAGAAATAATTAAAAAAGTTGCTAGTACTCTTGAAATTACTCCAGAAATAAAAGATTCATCAGATCAAAGTATAAAACGAATTTTTACTTATTCAAATCCAATGTCAATAATAAAATCATTAACTAAGATGTGTGGAAAAGGAAATGATTTTAATTTTGTTTTTTATCAAGATGCTGATATGAAATACAAATTAGTTTCTATAGCCACGTTAATGAAAGCTGCATCTAAGTGGGGTGGAGATTCTAAGAGTGGTTTTATTGTAGGAATGGGTTCTGATAATGTAGATAAATCTGTACAAAAAAGAATGTGTATGGGTAGTCAAGTTAGTCAAACTAGTGCGGCAGATAATGCACATCATCATATGGTAGCATCTTATATTATGACATTTGATGTTATGACAAAAGAATATGTTGAAACTATTTATTCTTTAAAAGATAAATTTCCAAAACAAACGCACTTATCAGGTGAACCTTTAATGGATATTAATTCTGCTGATTATTATACAAAAATTATAAATTCTCCTATAAATTGTAGTTTTGCTAGTAAATCAAAAGGTTTATTTGATTGTAATGAAAAAGATGAAGGTCAAGATCAGGTTGGTGGGGAAAAGGATTGGCTGTTGCCAAGAAGATCTATGATGGAACAATTAAATCAAATGCACGTTTCTTTTACTGCTCCAGGAAACTCTGTTATACGAGCAGGTGATGTTATGTTTTTTGGCAGGCCTATACAACAAAGTTTGGCTGAAGGTGGTAAGGATGTTCAATTTAACGGAAAATATCTTTGTACTTCTGTAAAACACTATTTTACACAAAATCAAAGTACAGAACAACAATATGTTATTCAAGTTAAAGGTGTTAAAGATTCAAAGGGAGCAGAATAATGTCATTAGATAATGCACAACAATCATTTTATTGGTGGTATGCTAATATTTCTAGTATAATTGATTCTGATATAAAAGGTAGAGTTCGATGTAGAGTATTAAATTACCATAGTTGGGATACAAAAGAAATAGCACAAAAAGATTTACCTTGGGCTCATGTTATGCTTCCTACAACTTCTTCTGCAGTTGATGGTATGGGTGAAAATCATGGTTTAAAACCAGGATCCTGGGTTATTGGTTTTTGGTTAGACGGTGCAACCGCTCAACAACCAATAATTATAGGAACTTGGTGGGGAGATACACCAAAAGAAAGAGATGGAAATGGTGGTAATGATACAAGATTGGCTAATACACTTAAATCTGTAGTAAAACGTAATCCTGGTGACGGATTTCAAGACCCAGGTGATAATCTATCAAATAGACCAAAAAATGTTATTAAATTAAAAAGTCCAGATGGATCAACATCTGAAGGAAATGATCACGGAATTCAATTTACAGATCAAAACAGAACAGCATATCCACAAAAAGAATATTTAAAGAAAAGTGCATTAAACCCATTACACACAAATGAATGTGACAAAGAAGAAGAACTTTCAAAAAAATCACCAACTCTTAAAAAATTAAAAAAAACATTAAGATCTGAAGGTGGTTTATTAGATGATGGATTTTCTATTTTTCCAACTTTTCAAAAACAATTTCTTTGTGGTGTTATTAAAAATCTTGGTGGAACACAAAAACAAAAATATGGTCGTGGAACATTTACAGATATATCTTCATCAATAAAATCTACATCGGCTCAAAAAGAAGAGGACGATAAATTAAATTATTATAAGCCTTATAGCGAAACTCCACTATCTTTAACTGATGGTGGCGTTATAATATACGATAAAAATAATATTTCAAATGAATATAAATTAGGTAGTAAAAAATCATGAAGCCAGATGAATGTAAACCATTTATACCCTTAAATCCTGTAACAGATTTACCCAATACAAATAACCCAAATACAATAGTTCCATCTGTTGGTGGTGGATTTTCTATTACACCTCAAACCGGACGAGGTGGTGGAGGTGCAGGTGGTGGAGGTGCAGGTGGTGCAGGTGGTGGAGGTGCAGGTGGTGGAGGCGCAGGTGGTGGAGGTGCAGGTGGTAGTGGTGGGGGTGGTGGTGCAGGTGGTGGAGGTGCAGGTGGTGGTGGTGGTGGAGGTGGAGGTGGAGGTGCAGGTGGTGGTGGAAACCCAGTTTCTACATCTAATAGTCCTTGTGATCCTAAAATATTTAAAGAAGGTTCAAAAAAAACTAATGTTGAAAAAAACAAAAAAACAAAAAAATTAAAGCCTTCAAAAAATGATAATGGATTATTGGTTCCAGCAGAAAGTCAACACGCAAAAACACACGGAGAAGAAATACCGTGTGCTGAAAAATGCGAAGATTGCAAACAATCTCCAATGTATCCAACTAATAATGTATCTCAAACAGAATCTGGTCATATTATAGAAAAAGATGATACGCCAGGAAGTGAAAGATTAAGTGTTTCTCATCGAACAGGAACATATTTTGAAATATTACCGTTTGGTTCTTTTAATGCAACAATTTCAAGAGATGCTTGGTTAAGTGTCTATAGAGACGCACACCTTCATGTTGATGGTTATACTCACATAACACTTGATAAAGGATTAAAAATTGTAGTAAATAAAGATAAAATACCAAATTGTCCTGAAAAACAAGTAAATTTTGATTTATTTGTAAGTGGTAATGCAAATTTAAATATTGTGTTAGAGGGTGGAAGTGCTAATGTTCGCATACACGACGGTGATGTAAACTTATTAATGGAAAAAGGTGATGTAAACATTCGTCAAGAAGACGGAAATTATAATCATTACGTTAAAGGTGATTATAATTTACAAGTTGATGGTCATATGCATACTGTTGTTAGTGGAGATGTTGTGAATGAAATTGGCGGATTTAGAGATACAAAAGTGTGGGGAGATTTCG